TTGGAATAGTTACAATTTGATTTCCTGTAATAGTTCCTGTGAATTCAATCATTCTATGAGATAATACAGCACCAGTTGATCCATCAGAAACTGAAAGAGCTGTAGTTTGTGCACCACCCGCTATTGATTGAGTAGTATATCCACCAGAAATTTGTTCTATAATTTGTAAATTAGTATTAGTTTTTGTTCCCCATGTTCCGGCGTTTTCACCAGTTGCTTGAAGTTCTACCCCTAAAGGTGTGTATGTTGATGCCATAATTTTTTATCTCCTATGCAGCGTCACTATAGCTTGTATTTGATCCAGTTGCAACATCAGAATAGCTTGAATTTGATCCTGTGTCAACAGCTTGATATGCTTGAATTCCAAACCCTGAAGAAGTTCCAAATGCCGCTACAGAAGCAGTTGCTGAAACCCCAGATAATCCTACTACATCTGCAGGTGATAATGTTCCAACACTAAATGTTGCTGAAACTCCAGACAATCCAATAGCCATATCTGCAACTGTTAAAGAACCAACATTTGTTGTTGCAGAAACACCTGTTGGATTAATTAATTCTATTGGTTCAATTAAAACAGAACCTACACTTGCTGTTGCAGAAACACCAGATACTCCCTCTACATCTGCAGGTGATAACGCACCAACACCAGGAGTTGACGACTGTCCAGATAATCCAACAACCATGTCTGCAACTGTTGTTGATCCAACACTTGCTGTTGCAGAAACACCTGTTAGTGTGCCTGCAAAATCTATTACAGGAGTTGGAGCTCCAACACTTGCTGTTGAAGATACGCCTGTTAATCCCATGACATCGGCTACTTCTAACGAGAATATACCCCAACCTTGAACTTGACCCCACGCAGATTCGTTCCAAGCGTTTGCTGATACATTTGATTGTATTGCATCAGGACCAGTTACTTCTACAGTTAATCCAGATTGACCATAATTTTCAACACCCCAACCATCTTGTCCCCAACCAACTGCTATTTGTGCCGAGACAGAAACAGATCCAAGAGATGCTGTTATGGCTGTTAGTGCAGAGGGTTTTACAACCGGGTCAAAACTTTCACCCCAAGGTTCTTCACCCCATAAATCTCTACCCCAGCCTTGTTGTGCAAAAGCACTTAATTCACCTATAGAAAAAGTTGCGGATACACCAGTTACTGAAACTAATTCGTCTGTTGCTTGGCCCCATGATCCACCAGTATTCCAAGCATCAGCACCCCAACCACTTGTTATAGCGTCAGTTGTACCCCAACGTCCCGTGTTCCAGGTTGTGCTGTCTTGGTTCCAGGTATTGGCCATAAGGAAGACCTCCTTATGCTAGTCGTATTATCGCGTTAGTAGCGTCCGCTGTTGGGAATTGAATTGTAAAAGTTCCACTTGATACAGTTTTATCACTACCAAATGCGATGATAGCACATGCAGGATCACCTGATGCTGAATCATTATATATCATCGCACCATTTGCTGTGAATGATGCATCTGTATAACTAACATCAGAAAAATCACAAACTGCAGTTGTACTTGAAGCCACTGGAGTTACACTTGTTAATGTTGCACCACCCGAAGTGTATGCAGTACCAGATGAATTTGTTATTTCATTTGATGTAGTGAAAGCTGTTGTTGAAGCTCCTAAAGTCGCTGAGCTTGTGTATAATGCTATTTTAAATGTGTTTCCTGTTGTTGCTGTAAAATCGTGAACTCCTTTTAAAAGTTCT